CTTTAGCGCTGTAATAAAACCGCACCGCTTTGCCTAAAAACTCACCTTGCCACTTTGCGCCACCGGCAACCTTTCGCAGCGTAACAAACTGGCGTATGTCATTGCACTCGCGTATGGTTTTAGCAATAGGTGTTTGGTTCGCTAAAAACTCAGCAACAGCGGTAAAACATATATTGCAATCAGGGTTTTTAGATAAACCACCGTTGGCAAAAGTGCCTTTTCTTTTAACCTGATTATCAGTTGTAACCGCTAAGTAATTGTTTACATCACGACTCGCTAGTAATTTGTAATGCGTTTCTTCTAGCTCGTAAGAAGTATCGAGCATCCAATCAAAACAAATATTTCTTAATTCATCTAGTTCATCTTTTCTACACTTAACTACGATGCCGTCAGTGTTCGCGCTGTACACTGTAAAACCTGCGCCTTCAAACTGTTCAATTAACATTAACAAGCATAGTTGCCCGGTAATTGTTGTCTGTAATAATAAATCAGGCGCGTAAAGTGCCGACCATTTAGAGCCTAGTTTCCCGAAGCTGCCGTTAACGCATATTTTAAGCGTATCTGCTGTAACTTTATCGCCTGCTCGTTTTGCTTGTATGCGCCTATCAACAATTGATTGATACACTCTTAAAAAAGGCAAGCCCATGCTCTTGGGCGCAAGTGACTGCTGTAGTATTATGTTTGGGTAATAACTGGCAACGTCAACCTCTAGCAAGCACTCACCGCTATTCACGCGCATTAGTTGGGACTTCTCGCAACTATGTAGGCCACCAATACCCATTTGATACTCAGCCCCACCGATTTTAATCTTAGTGTCTGCTAATTCTTTAGGCATTTTAACCGCACCATTTAAGCCCAAAGAGAAGCGCATTCTTAACAAGGTATCAAATATTGATGTTAGTTGCTGACTTTTAAAAGATACAATTTTAGGGTTTTGATACTTAAATTGCATGCCATGAGGCACATCGGGCTTTTTGTAAGTTTTGCCGGTTTCTTTTTGTAGTTCTGATTTAATCACTGTCTCGGCTATTTGCGCGTCAGACTTGCTACGCAAATCCATACCGTACTGCTCAGACATAGAGACACGCAAAGCGATTTGTTCTGATAATGAATTAAATAATTCTTTTGTAGTAGTTAAATCATTAACGCAATAATCGCGCAGGTCTTTGTGTTGCTCGGGTGTTATTGTCGCGCTTGGCTCGATGGGTAGGTCTTGGATGGTTTTAGAGTTTAGCCTGCCACCATATATTTTTAAACTGGATTGACCGGGCGCAACTTCTATAATGTCAATGTGATCCCAATCATCAGGTACACGCAAATCTAAGTCTCTAGTAATCGCCCAGCTTGGCTGGTTACTTGTGATTATTTTATCGCATAAACCCTTTAATTTATCAACAGGCCAACCCTTTAGCGCGGCCGCGATAATAGGCAAATCAAAGCTATTACCGTTAAAACTAACGGTTGTTTGCGTAGACATTAAACGAAGTAATGTTTTTTTATCCAGTGGTTTACCTTCGTAAAATTCGAAGTGTTTGACTTTATTTGTAGAAGTGTTTAAAGCAGAAAGCAGGAAGTAATTTTTATAAATTTCAACGTCTATTATGTATTGTGTTTTCATTACAGGGGTATCCTGTTTAAATTAAAAAAGCCGCCATAAAAGGCGGCATAAATATTATAATGTTTTAGTTCATAAAGCCATCATCTTCATCATCTTCAAACATTTCAAAGTCATCGTTGCTTGCAGTAGCACCATCGCCAAACGGTGTGCCATCTTTTAGAAACTGTACACCTAACAGATTAGCATTAACGCGCTTACCGAAGTTATTGTTTTGATACCAAAGTTCAACAACAGCGTTCACATAACAACCTGCGTAAGGTTTATTGTCATCTTCTGCCAGTGGGGACTTGTCTTTGTCGATAATCATCGGGCGCTTATTGTTTGACGCTTTGAACGACATATGGTCAGCATAACCATCGTAATCAAACTCATCACCATCTTTAAAACAAATTTTATCAGATGGTATCTTAGAGCCTTTCAAGTTGTCAGTAATGCCGCTTTTTACTTGCGCGTTTATCTGCTTAATCAAATCAGCGTGGGCGCTTTTACAAAGCAAAAAGGTAGCTTCAAACTTACCTGATTCACCTTGAAAACTTGCGCGTTGAAAAAGAGAAGGAAACGAGAGACGTACATTGTTTAATTTAATTTTTGACATTTTATTTACCTTTTATATTGTTTAATTTCATTGTTCAAATTTGAACGGTTTAAGCATAGCTTAATAATTATCTATTAGCAAGCATCAAAATCATCTTTATTGATATTAATTGCAGGCCGTTTGTCATCGTGCTTTGCGAGCGTTGGTTTACCGCTGGGCTTAACAATTAAACCTTCTAATTGTTTTATGTTCTTTTTACCCAGTAGCTTTTCGGCTTGGGTTACTGATATGAACGACTTCTTATAAAGTTGCTCATCGGTGTAATCTTTAGTGAGTAACTCTGCTGCGTCTTTTTCATCGCCCCATTTACGTAAGCTCCTACCCTCGACAATTTTAAAGCCTTCAAAGCTTACACCAGACTCTAAACGCTCAACCACTAAACCTTCAACAGCGTCAAGCCATCCAGCTATCAGCTTTTTATTATCAAGCGCAAAGCGTAATTGCTCATCGCTTAAAGTGTCGGCTGGCTTTATTGTGCTGGGTGTAAGGTCATCAAACATTGTAATCAAGGTTTGCTCAGTTAAAGATTTTAAAGCCGGGCAAGTCGCCTTTGCTTTACACCATTGGCATTGCTTCTCGCCAGGTGTTCGCGGTGCATCATCTTCAAAACATTCTTCTGCTTTGCGTTTAACGTATTCGCCCCACTCTAACAAATCGTTTACGCTTATTTCCCACTCACTTACATGGTCAAGTCTTGGCTGGTGTATCGTTATCTTAATAACATTTATGTCGTATATATGCGCGTAATCTTCATACGCGCCCAAAGCGTAAAGCATCGCTTGTGTGTTTTGTTCAGCGTCTACCATTATGCCCTGCCCATACTTCAAATCAATAACGCGCAAAACTCCATCATCTTGGATTATCATCGCATCACAAGTGCCGAACCCTTCACGCACCCAAGGCGAAAAGTCAACGCGCACCTCATACATATGATGGCCGCTAAACTGTTTAACGTAATCAACATACGATTGCACAAACTCAGCCATGTAATTGGTGACTTCATAACCTTCAAAGGTTTGCCCTATTAAGCTGTCTGGTGATATACCTTCAACCAAACAGTGTTCAGCTACCGCATGTGCCGCTGTACCTTCGGCCGCAAAGCTTGAACTGCGCTCAATAACACCATCCTCAGCTTTAACACTACCAGAGCATCTAAGCCACCTCTCAGAACCAGATGCGCTTAGTTTTGCGTGTAGACCACTCATAACATTTCTACTTTTGCTTTAAACTCCGAAAGTCTAGCTACATCGATGTCGCTCACCTTCGATGCGGAAAAATCAGAAAGAATGGTTTTTATTTTGCTTTTAAGTTTTTGGTCTTTACGCACAAAGCTTAACAAAAAGTCTTGAACATCCTTATGCTTCAATTGGCTTTGCTCAGGTCCAGCACTAACCGGCTCAGGCTCAACCGCTACAGGTTCAACATCGGCAACCGCTACAGGTTCAACATCGGCAACCGCTACAGGTTCAACATCGGCAACCGCTACAGGCGCGGCCACTTCTTTTGATTGTGCTTCAATTGTTGCGCGTAAAGCGTCTATTGATGCGGTGAGTAATTCGATTTTATTTTCTAATGACATTTTATTTACCTTTTATATTGTTTAATTTACGTTTAGCGTTTAAGCTGTACTTAATATAATACAATCAACTGGAGTAAGCAAGTGGAAGAAATAATTATTTATTTTGGGGGTAAGTCGCAATTAGCTAAAGCGTTAAGTGTTGACCCAGCCGCAGTAAGTCAATGGTTATCGGGGGGATACATCCCACCGAGGCGAGCAATAGAAATAGAAATAAAATCAAACGGTAAATTTAAAGCAATAGATACTATAAGAAGGTGTACTCATGCAAACGATTAAATATTTTCCTATTAACCTAGTTTTTGACTCAGTGAAAAACAAGTGGAATAAAAAGCCTGCTATACCCAAAGGGCAAGACTGGCACACTTATGAAGCAAGTCAACGCGAACTTAATCATGCAAAAAACATCGGTATCATTATACCGCAAAACATTGTCGTGATTGATGTTGATACGCATAAAGGTGTCACAACAGATGACATTGATGACGCGCTCGGCTGTTTGCTTGATTGGGAATCATCACAAGTGCAAGAAACCCCCTCAGGTGGAGCGCATTACGCTTTTACTTTACCCGAAGGCGTTGTTATTCGTCAAGGATCTGACCTATTAGGTTTAACAGGTTTTGACACAAGAACAAGCGGTAAAGGCTGGATTGCCAGTGGTGAGAATTATAAAGATTTAACCCTTATAGGTTTACCTCATGCTTTATGCGATGAGTCTTGGCCGATGCTAAATACTAACGCTGTAGATTTATTAAGCGATACAGCAAGCCTTGATGATGACGATAATGATTTGATGAGCCTTGTTATTTCACAACCTATTGAAGATTTATCAGATGATGAAATACAAACCTATATTGACGCTTTACCAAGCACCGAGCTTGAAGGTTATGACACTTGGCTTAAAGTGGGTATGGCTTTATTTCATCAATTCAAAGGTAAAAAAGAAGGCTTTACCCTTTGGTCGGATTGGTCAAAGCAAAGCGATAACTACGATTTAAAAGAACTACAAACCAAGTGGCGCAGTTTTGCAAAGTCGCGCAGCGCTAACCCGATAACCTTTGCTCATATTATTTATAAGGCTGGCGGTCAACAGGTCATTATTAATAAAAAAGTAGAGTCTTTGGAAGATAAGGCTTTGCAAGTATGCGACAAGCAAAGCTACATCGATTTTAAAGACGAAGTGCTTAGTATTAGCCGCAATGTATTGCCGGATGATTTACGCGCCATGTTAGCCGATACAGTGGCTAAAAACGCAGGTAAAGAAATCGGGTTAAACAAAACCGAGATAAAAAAGGCATTAACGCCAAT